CACAATTAACAGTCGAAGATATTCGAGACCCAGTATTATTCCAAGTAGGATTTCTTAATATCATACCACACCCCAAACAGATACAAGTATTAAGAAGCAAAGCAAAATTTAAAATTATATGTACTGGAAGACGTGCTGGTAAAAGCAAGATGATAGCAGGAGAAATCATTCGTGGGGCATGGACTAAAGAGTATCAAAAACAAATTGTCATTGCCCCATTGTACAAACAGAGCAAGATTGTGTATAACGAAATACTTACATGCCTGACTAGCGCAAAATTATTGCATAATGTAAAAAGTTTTTCTTTAAGTCCGTATCCTGTAATAATTTTTAAGAATGGCTACAGCGTAGACTTTGCCAGTGCTGACAATCCGAATAGTTTGCGTGGTGAGAAGTATAATCGTTTGTTCATTGACGAATCAAGTTTTATCAAACCAGATGGTTGGCGTGCTATTCGTCCATTAAGCTTCGATACTGGCGCTCCTATATGGCAGACTAGTACGCCTTGGGGCAAGGATGATTTTCATAAAGAATATTTGAAGGGTTTGCGTGGTGAGGGTGATTATGAAAGTTTTCATTTTAGCACTTTTGATAATCCTCATATTGATGCTGATGCTGTTCGTGCTGAGGTTGAGGAGTATGGGGAATCTAGCATTTATGTGCAGACTGAGATTTTTGGAAATTTTATTGAGGATGTTGACTTATTATTCCCTAGTGCGTTGGTAAAAGAATGCATTGATGAATCTTACGAGATGGTGGAGCTGTTAATATGAGTCGTGACATCCATCATAAGTCAGCATACAGTCTCGGAGTAGACTTTGCACGCATGGGAGAAGACAGCAGTGCATTCGTAGTAGTAGAAGAATCGATACACGACGGAGAACTATACGTCGTGTTCATCACCGAAACAAAACACAAACTATTAACCGACGCAATAAACAAAGTGGTATACTTAGACAGCCAATTTCATTTTAACAAGATATACCTGGACGAAACAGGAATGGGAAGCGGACCAACCGACGTACTGAAAGAAAAAGTAGGACATCGCATTGAAGGAGTAACATTCACTACCAAGACCAAACAAGACATGTACCAAAACTTGCGCAGATTATTAGAAACAAAAACTAAAGGAAAGAAAGGCGGACTACATTTGCCCAATCACAAAAAACTATTATACCAACTTATGGATTTGCGCTATGAGATCGGCAATGCTGGTGATATAAAAATTCATCATAGTGACCGAGGACATGACGACTTCCCAGACGCACTAGCACTAGCATGCCTGTACTGGAGGAGCAATAACAAACCAATAAGCGCAGGCGGATCTTTTGCAATAGGATGATTCTTTATATAAAAAATACAAAATATTTAAATACTTCAAAAAATATATTTTTGGATTCACCTCATTTCGCTCATGGGTATCTTTACTAGGAAACCAGCAGTCGTCAATAATATGACTTCTACAAAAAATGCTTTTTACGTTGGAGAAACAAAACCAATAACAAAAGAAACATTTGAAGGACAAGTAGCACAAGAAAAAGTAAAATTTCCAAAAGAACTAGGAATTACACACCCTTTCGATTTTGAAGAAGTAGAAGGACTGTACAAGAAGTTCGGATTTGTTACTGGAGTAGTGGACAAGTATGTCGACTTTATAGTATCAGGATTCTACATTACTTGCAAAGACGAAAAAGCCAAAACTATCATTGACAACTGGATGCAAGACGTAGACTTTGATACAATCCTGCGTGCATGGGTGCGTGAAGGAATACTCAAAGGCAACGGCTATTTAGAAATAGGCGATAATAACGCAGTCAAATTATTAGACGCCAAATACTTATGGGTTGACCGCGACGACTACGGAGTCATCCAAGGATACAACCAATACTTAGGCGGAACGAATAATAAGATAAACTTTAAACAAGTAATACATTTTGAAAACGAACAAATAGCACACATGAAAATTAACTGTGTCGGCACTGACGCATACGGCATGGGAGTGATTTATCCAGGACTCAGTTTTATTAACGATTTCTTAGGAGCACAAAAAGAAATGCACATGCTCATGAAACGAAAAGCGAATGCACCAATAGTAGCAACGCTTGGCGACCACACTAGTAATCCTCCATTAATCCCAACTGATGATGTAGTAACAGACTTTGGTAAGAAGCTTGAATGGTTAAATAACAAGCACGAATGGAGCGTCGGAACAGGCGTAAAGTTAGAAGTATTAAACTTCGGAAATGTCGGAGAAAAATTTGCGTTCATACTCGAACATGATAGCAAAATGTTATTCTTCTCATTCCAATGCCCAGAAGTACTCATGGGCGGTGGTAGTATTCCTGAAGGACTCGCACAAGTACAAATGGACGCATGGATGCGAAACATTGCAAGCAAGCAAGCAGAAATAGAAAAAGTTATTGAACAAAAAATATTTAAAAGAATTCTAAAAAACAACAAGCTTGACGTACACGTAGAATTCGAATGGGGAAAACCATCCGACTCAGAAAAGAACCAAAGAATCCAAGTCCTACTACACTAATAAAATTTTTTGGTTCAGTAAATGTTCCTGTGTAATCAGTTTGTGTTCCAATCTTTAGAGTGTCTTCCTGGTCTATGGCGTCAATATTGCTATTGCAAGTATGAACGTAGTCTCCTGCATGGTTGGCAATTTGTACTATGACATTACATCTTGGGCATGAAAATCTCATATGGCATCACTATTTTTCCATTCGTCAAATGCTTTTTTATTTTTTTGTTGTATGTGAATGACATATTTTTGTACGCATTGTCCGCATAAGTATTCATTATGAATTACCATGACAGCACAGTCTTCTTTTTTGCATTGTTGGCATGTCGGACGATTGCTCATCTTAAGTCCACCACTGGTATATAACGACATCGGCACATGACGTGTGCTGGTAATGGTTCAGGAGTACCAACTTCAAATATTCTTCCGTTTAATCCTTCACATATAGGACAGGTCCTATCTGATAGGGCTGATAGCCATCTCACTTTTTCTACTCCGCCATCTTTATAATTTTTTAATGCCCCATCAGTTGCTAGTCGGGTGGTTTCTGTTCGTGCAATCATTATTGGTCGAATACTCTTTGGTATGATTCTTGTAATATTATTATATTCATCAACGACTATCAGGTCTGATGGATTGACTTCTCTTTTGATAGCGCTGGCAATGTTACGAATGCTTTTTCCTTCCCTAAAGGAGTCTATGAA